TTAAAAATAACTCATAGACTCATAGGCATCTGATATGGTATCTTGATTGATGCCTATATATCTAAGGGTTATTGACGGTTCGCTATGATTAAATATATTTTGGAGTATAGCTATATTTTTAGTTTTGTTATAGTAGTTATATCCAAAAGTCTTCCTAAGCGAATGGGTCCCAACATTTTCAATGCCAAAACCACTACAGGTATCTCTAATTATCCTATAGGCATGTTGCCTTGACACAGGCTCAATACCTGTCTTAGAATTTGATATTAAATACTCATATTCTTCCTTACCATCAATATATAGATCAAGTTCCTTTTTTAAAAATTTATTGATCTTAATAACCTTACTTTTACTGGTCTTCTTCTCTTTGATTCTTATGCTATCTTTACCTTTTACATGTTTTACCTGGAGCTTTAAGATGTCTGATATTCTTAATCCAGTATATAAACCTAGACAAAATAACATATAGTTTCTTGAGTTGGTTTTCTTAAGATATTTCAATATATCTTCCAACTTGTTATTATCTCTTATAGGCTCAACATAATTCACATATCACCGCCTCCTTGATTTTCATAAATCAAAAAGAGGAAGCGTGCTCCCTCTTTCCTTGTGTTACAGAATGAATAACTTTTTAGATCTGTTTACTCTTTGACTTGAATATATTATAACACAGTTTTTTGGCATTTTTGTTGCACGATTGTTGCAACCTTTTTAATTATTTCAGTGCACATTTCACACTTTATTTTAAGATTCTAGGCATTTTATGCCATATATTGCAATGGCCAATTTTCTTACTGCAGCCACTCTTTTTCTAAATATATTTGACCTCTCATAGTTAGTATATAAGGCAATCTTTGAATCTGGGATATTATCAAAGTATCTCATTTCTATAATTTCTTTTTCTTGATCTGATAAATCTGCCATTCCTTTTTTGATAAGGGTTATGTATTTTTTTTCATCATCTATTTCTCTTTGGACTCTTTCCATCATCTCAGATATCTTTACAACTTGATTTCCGATTGAATCTCCTGGAGAAGAAGAAACTCTTATGCCATCTGTAGATATAGACTTAATACCCCTGGATTTATATTCTCTTATTTCTGACATAGTATCTTCTAGTATTTTTATGTGCCGAATAATACCCCTATGATTTCTTAATATAACCTCGGTACTTTCAAAAAACGCCTTTTTGACTCTTACCTTTTTCATTAAATCACCTCCCCTTGCTCTTACATGCATGCTTCTGCACTCCTTTATTATTTAATTGTCCATGAACCATACCGCACCTTGGGCATACGTATAAAGTTCCTATGGGACTCTTGCTTTTTATTTTCTTACTCCCACAAAATTCACACTCGTTCGGAAATATCTTAACCCACATAATACCCCCCTATCTATTTACACTTCTATTTTCCCTGTCATTAAATCGCTTAAAAGTTTATCCCTTAGTTCTGCTAAATATCTATTTTCTTGGATATTTAGATAATATATAAACTCTTTCCAGCTATTTAATATCATCATCAAAATGGGATTAACACTTTCACTGCTTTTATTTTCAAACATAAGTTGGTTTTTATTCTTCGTAAAAGTTATATAACTTTCTTTTTTAATTTTATGTCCTATTTGCTCAGGAAGTACTATGTCATTTTTTTGCTTAAAAAGTTCCACATCAAAACCTAGGCTTCTGGCTAAATTTTCATTTATACTTAGCTTTAGTGAATTTTTATCATCCCTAATACGATTTAAATCGTTGACTATATCTTCATACTCTCTATGCCTTACTTCTGCTTCAGATTGAATATAAACCCTCGGTCTTAATTCGTATCCGCTAGACTTAATATTGTTAATTTCAACCTGTGTGGCATTTTCATTTATTGTTAAGTCTTTTATCCATAAAAGAATATCTTGTATTTGTTCTGTGCTATATGTTTTGACAGTTTTCTTATACACCCTATTGGTATGTGCTTTTCCCCCGAATTGTCCTCGTTGCTCTCTTGTTTCCTCAACAAATGTCTTACTCATATCTATCATTTCAACCTTTGCTGTTTGTTTCTTCTTGTTTAAGGTCAGCATACAGGTTGGTATATCTGTTGATTCAAACATATGGTCTGGATTAAGTATTACCGATTCGATTATATTCGTATCTATTAAATTCTTTATAATATTAACTTCATCCTTATTGGTGGAACTTAATACATTGTTAGGTAATATAAAGCTTGCTTTTTCACTTACCATATCAAGAGCTGTTAGGATGAATGCAAAATTTGCGTTACTTTTAGGTGGTACTCCATAAAGTATAAATCTAGGGTCCATTGCCCCAAATAGTGATCCATCCCATTTTAAATTATACGGTGGGTTGCATATGCATGTATCAGCTTTATATTGGCATGCGTTTACCTTATTTAACTTCCCGTATTTATCACCTTTGCTCACGTGATATATTTCTTCGTTAAAGCTATTATTTAGGCTATCTTTGCGAACAACATATGCATCAATATTTCTTACCATTAAATTGAATAACAGCAACGGTATTACATTGTCATCAATTTCTATGCAGATAAATTTAAGATTTCTGTTACTATTCCATTTTTGGATGGTTAAAGCACCACTACCTGCACATAAATCTAACACCACCCCTTCATTATCTGTTTCACTCAATTTGCCAACCAGTTCTGCTAAACACTTAGGTGTATAATCTTGCTTCTTCCCCTCTCTATCGGCTAGGTAGTATTGCCAAATTTTTTGAAGTAAATCCTCTTCGACATTTCCTGATACTATGTCTAGGTATTTATCCATGTAATCAGTTTTATTATTTATAACCACATCAAAAATTGATTCAGGCAATCCCTTTGCCTGTGTATTAAATAGTTCTAGTATTTTTTCTGTTAATTCTTTTAACTCCACTCATTACCACCTCTCATTATTTACCCCCACCTTCCAAAGTCTCGATTGCAAAATCAAGATTCTTCCTAGCCTTCTTTAAGTCCTCAAGGCCGTTTTTCTTCTCCCACCTGAAGATATATTTAAGTGCGTTTCCGCAAGCCCAGTGAACATATCCTTTAGTGCCTAAGACTGATTTTAGAACATCCTTGGACTCTATATCTAATCCATCTAGCTTATAATGTGCTGGACTATTGACCATGTCAGGCATTTCACCCGCTATGTATGGCGCCACCGCTTCATTCTTAATCTGTTCTTCTAATTCATTTCTTATCATACTTAACCCCCCTATCTATGATATCCTTTTGTGTTATATGAACATTTTTTCTAATGTTGTTTTTTTGACACTTTTCCAGGCACTTATCATTTGTTTTTCGCTTTCTGTCCAAGCATCCAACAAATTAAGCTTATTTACTATTTCGTTTTGCCTATCTATATCTGTGATAATATCAATCTCCATCTCTTTTAAATCTAAAATCGAAACATTGATATTTTGGATATATTTGGTTAGCCACATTTCATGAACAGATGATATTGCATAATATAAATATTTACTGTTATATCTTCCATCAAATTCCACTGCAGCATATTTATCTTCAATTTCTCCATCTTCTTCTAAATAATGCACATCCCCACCTCTGGTTGCACTCACTCCTATATATACAGTTCCAGACCTATATATTTGTCCTTTTTTTACTCTATCAATCTTCGCTAAATTCTTTAACAACACTTTCAAGCATATTCACCTCCACTTTTTGAGAATCATTCAAAAACTCAACAGCCTTATTTAACTCATGCTGCACTTCATTGCTATTACCACATAGCTCTTTCATCATAGATATAAATTCCCCCTGAGTTTTAACTATGTCTGTCTGTATTGCCAATAAATCGGCCATAGCAACATCCAATGGCTCACATTCTTCTTTCTCAAATGTATCTACGTATCTTGGAATGTTCAGATTAAAATCATTTTTCTTAATTTCTTCGTAACTTGCAATATGCGAATATTTTTCAACTTCAAATTTATTTTTGTAAACTGAATCAATTTTATCAATGTGTTTTTCTTCTAGCTTGTTGAATTTATTAATCTTAATAAATTCTCTACTTGCATCGATAAATAATACATTTTTGTCCTTGCGATTTTTCCTAAAAATAACTAAACAAACCGGTATTCCTGTATTTTGGAACATTGAATCAGGTAGTCCAATCACAGCTTCAATATATCCTTTTTCCAGTAACCACTTCCTTATTTCACCTTCTGCATTTCCTCTAAATAGAACCCCATGCGGTAGGACCATCACCATAACACCATCATCGCTAAGGTTTTCTAATCCTCTAATTATGAATGCATAATCTGCCTTTGATTTTGGTGGTGCTTTTAATTCGTCTATTAGTGAAACTGGACTCCAATTTTGTGAATAAGGTGGGTTTGAAATAATAACATCAAACTTGCGTTCAATGTTTGGTGGCGACCCCACTTCTAACACCTGGAAGCACTCTCCTGTTAATACATCCATTTGCCTTACCGTTGCATTTGCTTTTCTTATTATCAAGTTTAATAACAAAAATGCAGTGGCCCTCTTGGAGTATTCCCTGAATTCCATTATCCTTTCATTACTATTGCCATCTATCAACCAAGGAATAGATAAGCTTCCAGTTCCCGCACAAAGATCTAGTACAAGCCCATCTCTTTTGACTAGCTTGTATATAAGCTTGCTTATTTCGCCTGGTGTATAGTCCTGCTTTAAGGTCTTTCTGTCACTGTGTTCAGTTTGAAAATATTCTAAAAATAAATCGCTATCCTTGTCGTTAAGATCTATCCCTTCAGATAATTCATTAGCTATATTCTCTAATTTTTGTCTATTATTTATATATAAATCGATAATTTTATCAGGAAGTTCAAATCCTTCTTTACATTCAAATAATCGATATAATATTTCTGAATTAATCATTGTTCACCTGATCCTTAGAATGGTACATCGTCATCATCTACAGCACTAAACTCGGCCGGTGCCTCATGCGGTGCCTGTTCGCCCTGTTCAGCCTTTGACTTACTTTCTAGTGCTTGTATATTTCTACCTGCTACCTTTGTGAATGTCCTTTTTTCACCATCCGGTGTTTCGTACCTATCTACCCTAATAGACCCCTGAACACCTACTAGCCTTCCTTTGGTTATATAGTTAGCTACAAACTCTGCAGGCTTACCCATAATCTCTACTGGTATGAAGTCTGTAGTAATTGACCCATCTTTATTTTTATAATCTCTATCAACAGCCATTGTAAATGTGGCTACTGCTGTTCCTGACCCTGTTATATATCTAAGTTCAGGATCCTTAGTTAATCTTCCAACTATAACAACATTATTCATTTTTTTCTACTCCTTAATATATCTTTTATTGGTAATCAACCATTAGTTGACAGCCACTTCAACTTTGCAAAAACTTATTTATATATAACAATATATAATTAAGGCTTATAACGCTTTACTTATTCTTGTTAGGGAAGACCATTATCCCAATAAAGTAATACGCATCTGTAGGGAAATCTGTAGATAGTGGTGACCCAATGTAAAAGGGTTCTTCAAACGGCAGTCCATTTTCTACCTGAGCCTTACTCCACCAGATACAAGGGCCATCTTCTTCAGCCCAATCTTCAACCTCTCTTAAGGTAAGTAGATCTTCTAAATCGCATAATCTTTCAGTAGATAATAAGTGTGCGTAAAATGTTTCATAATCTCTGTACATTCCCACCAAGTCCACTGAATTTAAGGGCAACAGAGTTGTAATTTGTTTATGTCTCTCTGTCATTCTTTTATTCGCCCAATCGCCATAATATAAAGTTCTCAAAAGAATACCTCCTATTTTTCCTGACTATCAAGCCACTCTTTTAATTTCTTTAAATGTCCACCATATAATCTTTTTGTTGCGATTAATTGTGCTTTATAATCATCAGTCGGTGAGTTATCTATATATTTATCTATACTATATATTTTTTCTTCCAGATAAAGCACAGCATATTTAGCTGCAACTATTTGCAAACTATAATCCATGTCCATTGTTTCATCTCCCTTGTGTATCTTTCCATTTTTATAAATATTCTTAGGTTATCAACTAATAGTTGACTGCCTCTTTATTTAATTTTGTAAAAACTTATTTATAAAGTATACTTGACCTTTACCAGTTACTTTAGTAGTCTTAGTTAACCTTACTGACCCATCAGGATTTAAATGCGTTCTTTCCTTAACCTCAAATAGTTCTAAGTCCATGGCCCTCTGCGTTGGCATGTTGTAACTTTCACCACTTCTACTTATCAGGTATCCATTGGCTCTTAACCACTCAAACAACCTATTTTGTCCTATATCATAGCCGTTCTGTTTAATTAGCTTAGCTAGGTCTCCTATTAATATCGTCTGCCTGCTACTGGCCACACTATCGGCAAATAGTACCTTGGGTTGATTAGCTTGGTTGATATGTTCCAACTCTTGCCTTGCTTGTCTTTCCTCTTTTAGCTGTGTAGCCATCTTGATTAGTAAATCAGGATTATTTAAAAGCTCATCTGTTGCATACATTCCAGTCTTGCGTATATCGGGTAACACTTTACTAGTCACCCACTTCTTAAACTTCTTTGCCTTTTCTAACTTACTTCCCATTATCAGGCTATACATTCCTGACTCATTTATTAGCCATCCACCTCTCTGCCCTAAACTCGATAACGAATCGTTATTGAGTTTGTCCTCAGGATCTACATGGTCTGTTAAGGCCTTACTGGGATTTGAATATCCTAATGCACAAGCTATGTCCTTACCCACAAAATAAGGCTCGTTATTTACCATAACAGTCCTTATCAGCCCAAATTCAAGGCTGTTAAATTGTCTGTAATTACCCATTCTACCAATCCTCTCTTCCTAATAACTCATATCCTAATACTCTGCCAGTTACTGGCAAATCACCATTATAGGTTAAATCATCCCCAACACTTTGATTAAATATCTGCTTACAACCGCTTAGCATATCAATGGTATATTTAATCTCTTTAACATATAATTCTCCATCACAGAATAATGCCCATTGAACCTTGAAGCCTATATTTTCATCTATGCAGTCATCTATAAAATTTAATAGTTTTTCTTTTTCTGTCATCTTCATCACCAGTCATATTTTACTTTTTTCTTTAGTCCCTTTTTATTCTTCCAATTTCTCATGGATCCATCACAGGCATAGGCTCTTGACTCAACATTCACATGTCTTTTGTTCCTGATAGCTTCCCTTTCATCATTAAATGCCTTGTACTTACCGCATTTGTCATGGCATCCTGGTTGTCTATCTATGCAGCCTTTACATGGTACTTTCATATTCCCACACCTCTTCAATGTATATCTCAACTCTTGGATTATTCTTGTCATATAAGACCCTAGACCCATCATGAGAAGCTACAATGTTCTTGTTGTCATCCTCTAGAACACCTGCGTCAACCAATATGTCACAGGTTGCTTCCAGTAGATTAACAAGGTCTACCCTGTGACGTGTTGGCATGAAATATAAGCATCTAAGATTTATTGCCCTATTTATCTTCTGCCTATAGTTTCCTGATATCTGCCTTAGGCAGTCATTCCTATAGTCAACATAGGCCTTAGATGGTAATATTCTAGGTCTATTTCCCATCATTACCACTCTTTGACTGTTCTTTTTGGTGATAGGCCTGCCATATATGAATATGGTCATTATTTTGTCGTACTTATTCATTCTGCCACCTTTCCAGTCTTTTATTTGCCCCCTTGGAAATCAGCATATATTCTTCTGCCATCTCCATTAGTCTGCTTGCTATCCCCTCATCTATCTCAATAAGCCTACTTGGTCCCATTTCTGATGTAACTATTACTGGCATGTCGGCCAGATATCTTGAATTTATAATCTCAAACATGATGTTTATATCTGACTCTGTGACCCTACCCTTGTATAGATCGTCAACATATAGGACCTCTGCCCTTTTGACTGATTCTATCAACGCCTGGTATTCTTCCCTATCGGTTATAGACTGCTTAATTTGAGTCATAAAGCCTCTGTAGTCTATGTATTTGACCTCTACACCCTTGGCAAGTAGGTTATTAGCTATTGCCATTGCTAAGTGAGTCTTCCCACTTCCCACTTGCCCTAATATCATCAGGCTTTTAGTCTCTGCATAGGCTTTGGATTTAACATAGTCCATGCAAGCATTCTTGATATCTTTGTTGACTTGTGTTTCCACAAAATTGCCAAAGTTTTTAGACTTGAACTTATCAAGAATCCCTGATCTAGCTAAGGCCCTTTCATGGTCTCTTTCAGCTTTACAAGTACATTCAACCATCACTTCTACACCATCAATGATTTTTGGAATATATTCCAGGTCTTCACACTCAGGGCATTTATAAGTCTTTGTCTCCAAAGTCGTAGTTACTCCACTTGTCTGCTTTGCCTGAAGTTCCCTCATTCGCTTGGCCCAGTCTATTTGATTCAATAGTCTCACCGCCTTCCAGGTCTAGATAGTCATATATACCAGTCCTGAAGAAGGTATCACCCTGCTTATACCTCAATTCCTTAAATCCTGATGCCTTCTGCTTCTCAACATCTGCCTTGTAGGTCGCTATTGCATTGAGTACCTGTTGCTCTGTATAGCCTTTTAGCAGTTTTTCAATGCTCTTCATAGCGTGGATCTTACCTTTCTTCACTGGATAGGCTGCCCATATTCTCCCCTGTGTTTCAGATTTGAGTTCTGCATGTGCATCAGCAGATGCAGTATATATATTATCTTTACTTTTCTTTTCTTTACTTTTCTTTTCTTTGTATAAATTCGTATTACGTTCGTTATACGTTTGTAATACATCCGTATTGCGTTCGTATTTTTCTTGTTCTTTTTTTTTCTTTTCTTTTTCCCATCTTTCATTTACAGCCTTTTGTGCTTTCAAGCGTTTGGAGTCTTTTATAGTCATTCGTTCCATAAAGCTTTTGGAGTAAAAAACATCATCATCAACTATAAACAAATCATAATCATTGATTACTTTTTTAACCTTTTCTTCATCAACACGAAGATCATATGCAATCATCATATAATCATTTTTGCTTATATAATCATCTTCTTCACGTAGCCTTTCAAGGATCATGAAATATATTGCGTATCCCTCGGCCCCTAAATCCATTCTTACTTTTAATAACTTATCTGAATTTCTTGCGTTGCTATCATGTGAGAAGTATGATTTATTAGTTTTCAACTGCCTCACCTCCCGAATAAGAGTTAGTGAGGCGGTGTATTTGCTCTGCTGTATATCTAATGTCATATTCGCTGTAGTCTTTTCTATATCCATTGGCCACCTGCCATTCTAATTTATTAATGGCTAGCTTTACCGCCTCTTCTATAGTCATTATTTCGCCCCCTTAACTGGTGCTTTTTCAATCCCTGCAATAATTTCATCGCATTCTGCCATAGTCAATTCCTTAGCACTCTGCTTATTCTTCTTGATAATAGACTTCTTTATATCTTCTTTGGTATATCCCTTATCACTTGCTATTGCATACATTCTTGATATTTGGTTTTCAGTAACTAGCTTATCCGCTTTCCCTGCCCCTGCACCAGGTCTTGATGTTTGCTTATTTGTATTTTCTCTTGTTTGTTTTTGATACTCGTCTGTGTCAGGATCCTTAATATCATCTATTAGGAATAAGCCATTTAAGGCATATTTTCTAGCATATGATGAACTTGATCCTGTTGATTGAGACTCATCCATTCTATCTTTTTTATATTCTTCTCTTGCATATGCTGAATTCGATATACTTATATCTCCATCAGTTATAGTGCATGTGGCTTTAATATAGTACCTATCCCCGACTAACTCTACACTATCACTTATCATCAAGAATAATTTATGCTTAACTAGTAGTGGTTTCAACGCTTCAAGAATATCTTCACAATTTCTATAATAAAACTTTCCAAAACTATTAAATTGGCTCTTAGGTGCTTTTAATTCCTCTTGAACCTTAGTTAATTTTTCGTATATAGTCATTGTCCTACTCCTTTTTTGTCTTAGGCATTACTAGGCTATCTTCAATTAGCAGATGTGCCCCTGGTATTTCTTGTCCATCTTTTATAGCCTTCTTAATAGCAGTCCTATCTTCCCTAACCTCAACCTTTGTAACTCTGTATTCTTCAGGTATTTTCGTTAAGTCATCAACAATAACCTTGCCAGTCCCTTTTCTAACACTCATGTTTCCTAGGTGTGTTTCAATCTTCTTCACTTCCATTGCCTGCATACACTCAAGGGCATATTTCTTAATGCTATCTATCCTTGCCTGTTTCTTTACTTTCAGGTCAGCTAGCCTTTTTCTTTCGGCCTCAATATTCTCTATCATCATTTCATTGGCCCTTACTACTGCTATCAGACCTTCTGACTTGCTCTGTATAAGCTTTTCCACAGTTGCCTTAATCTCTTTTACCTCTTCCGTTGCTTCGTCGTCTCCTGCCTCTTCTAGTCTGTCTAGTAGGCCTTCTAGTTCCTTTACATCTTGTCCTAACTCATATAGTGTACTCATATTTACCCCCTGTTTCTTAAAATGGACCACGATCCATTGTTAATATCTCTTGTTCTAAATCATATTTCTCTTTTTTCAACTGCTTGTTTTCATCTTCAAGGTTCTTGCATTTTTCTTCAAACACCTCCACCTTGAATTCAAGTAGGCTTATATGCCTGTTCTTTTCTTTTACCAGTTCTTCAAGCAGCTCTTCAGTGCTTTTCATTTTGTTTCTCCTGTGTTATAATTAAATTGATTATTTTTTGATTAGTCGGCTATTTTAGTCGGCTTTTCTTTATTTTTGGTAGTAATACATCTTTAAATTACCTTTGGTAACTTCATGCTTGGCGCCACCGCCAACGCTCTCTATTGTCTGCTTTTCGTTTATGTCTAGATAGTCTTTTAGTGCATCCTTATTGTCTGCAAACATAGTCACTTGTGTTGCTACTCCCAACCATAAGCTCACGGAAATCACACCTATTGACTCAAAATACTTGCCAAGTTCTGTTAATTCTTCAACTTTCTTGTTAAACTCATCTATATCTATTGTTTCAACCTTTTCAACATCCTCGACACTAAAATTCAACTCTTTAATTTTACTCATTTTGCCCCCCTAATCTTCATATTTAATTGCATCCAGCAATTCGATTGACTCATTTAAACGATCTTTTATTTTATCCACACATTCGCGGGTTTCGTGTATACGATTATTAGATTTCAACTTTAATGCAGTAGGAATTCCTGTGCTTAGCGTACTTTCAAGTATTCCGGATATTGCAATTAAAATTTCCTCTATCTCTCCTCTTTCCTTTGTTCCTAGAATTAAACGTTTGTAAAAATTAATCATTCTTGATTACAGCTCCTTATTTTATATATTCTGCCATCTTGTCCAGGCCATCTTGATGTACTCAAGCCCTATAAGGCCTGCATACCAAATTGCACCTAGAAAATCATCTATAGCCCTCAAGTTAATCACCTCTCACTTATCCCATATCTTTCATAAAAATACTCCCTAGGCACTCTAGCCTGTACGGTCCTATACCCTTTGGCCTGCAACTCTGCGTTTAACTCTCGTATTATCTTGTAGCCGGTACATATCTTCCGGTCTAATATGGAGCTAATTTCATCCGCTTTTATGTAATAATCTTTCATTGTCTAACCCCCTTATTGTTAACAGTGTCTTTTTAATCTACCTATGCTATAATTTAGTTATCAGCAATGCTGAAATTTATAGAAAGGAGCCCAATAGATCATGCGTTTTGATGGATCCATTATTAAAGAACAGGGAGTGACTTTTGCAATAGTTATTGTTAAAAATTCATTCCTCAATAGTTCTTCAAGTAAAATTGAGGAATTTAGAAATAGTTTACTCCCTGTTTTTGGTCCAATACCAATAATATTAGCCTCTCAAGACAGTAGAGGCACTTTTAGGTACCACGGCCGAAAAGATATTGTAAAATTTTTAGCTAATATTGACCCTTCTAGAATCCCTTGGAAGGAATACACAATAAACTAA